TCGCTCATCACGCTTCAAGCCGAGGTCGATTTGAAGGGCTACCCGCAAGCGGGAGTCATTGAAGGTGACGACGGAGAGGAACCAGCCATTCGCGTGCTTCGCATGGGTATGGAAGGTGTCGGTGGCTTCAAGGGTGTCGTGGAAGACGTTCGTGACGCTCTTATGGGACGAGTGAAGGTCGAGTTGAAAAACCCTCCCAAACGCTCAGAAGGTGGAGGCTCAAAGCTACTCCGCGCACAGTCATGGCTCAACAAAGTTGAGGCTGGGCAAGTCGTCGTGGTTCAAGCCGAGTGGACCAAGGACTTCATTGACGAGCTTGATACGTTCCCTGACGGTAAGCATGATGACCAGATGGATGCAATGAGCGTTGCTTGGGAAATGCTGGAGAAGCGTGGTAAGTTACTTTTAGCCTAACAAAACACAAATAACGATAACAATATGACCTGCGAGATTGACGACTTGTTGAGCCAATTCACTGATGATGAACTGGTTAGAATGGACGGGTATGATGATTGCATCATCGGTATCGTGGAACAATACGGACGGTCACCGATCATCTGCTATGACAAAAGCAAGGTCATACAGAAGCTGATGGATGACGGGATTGAGAGCGAAGAAGAAGCTCAGGAGTTCTGGGAGTTCAATCAGGTGGGCGCGTGGGTTGGCGAATATACGCCTTGCTTCGTAACCCTTAAAAGCTAACGTGTGCGTATGATGGAAATAGCGCACTCCTACTTCAAATATCCGCCCCAAGACCCAGACGAGTTTGAGTCGCTTTGCCAATACGTCAGGGAACTTCGCCCGAAGACGATCATGGAGATCGGTTCACGGCATGGTCGCTCAATCCTTCGATTGGCGGAAGCGTCCATGCCCTTCTTGGAGAGAGTCGTAATCGTGGACCTGCCGGGGTCTCTGTGGGGTAGAAACAACTCCGAGCAAGCCCTTCGTGACTGTGTCAAGAATTTGCAGGGCAGAGGCATCACGGTTGATCTTCACTTGATCGACTCACATAGCCGGGAGGCGCACGCTTTGGCTCAACGCGAGCGTGGAAACGTGGACTTCCTTTTCATCGACGGAGATCACACCTACAAGGGAGTAGAGAATGACTACATTTGGTTCAGTCAGTGCGTTCGCTCTGGAGGAGCCGTTGCGTTCCACGATACCTGCGCAACTCCCGGTATGGCGTGCGCTGGGCATTACGTCGAGGTTACAAGATTCTGGAACGAGATAAAGACGGAGAACGACATCACGCTCCACACTCAGGGTTCGAAGTTCGGTATCGGCATCAAACCCATGAACTACTGATATGGGATGGATACTGAGCAAGGCTTTGGTGGACCGCTTAGAGAACTCGCGTTGTTCGCTGGAGCGGGTGGAGGATTGCTCGCAGGAAAACTCCTCGGATGGAAAACCGTCTGTGCTGTTGAACTCAACCCCTACGCCGCAGGGGTTCTTGTCGCTAGGCAAAATGAAGGATTTCTGGAGCCTTTCCCAATTTGGGATGACGTTCGAACATTTGAATCGACGGCGTAGAGAGGAATTGTTGACGTTATATCGGGCGGGATTCCGTGACAAGACTTGTCAGTCGCGTGGAATGGAAAGGGCATCGAGGGCAAGAGGAGTGGCTTGTGGTTCGAAATGTGCCGGATCGTCAAGGAGGCGCAGCCTAGGTTCGTCTTCATCGAGAACGTCCAAAACCTCAGATCAAAGGGACTCGATGTCTTGTGGAAATCCCTCGCCAAAGCAGGATACAGTTGCAGAAGTGGTGACTTCTATGCGTCCGACTTGGGTGCGCCCCATCTACGAAAGCGGACATTCGTTCTCGCGTTCAGGGAATGGACGCCGCTGGTCCTTGAGAGTGACTGCGAGCAGTGTGAATGCTGTGGAAAGACAGTCTGCGCGGGTTGCGGAGGAGATTATTCGGGATGTTCTTGCCCAAGGTCACATTCCAACGAAGGTTATCGCGTTGTCGCGGAAGATTGGGGACTTGTTGCCTACCCCGACAGTTCAAGACTCCGAGAACAACGCAGGTCCAGCACAGTTTCGCAGAAACACATATCCGTTGAATGTAATCGCTGGTGGTCCAGTGAACCCGATGTGGGGCGAGTGGCTGATCGGGTTCCCGCTAGGGTGGACAGACTTAAAGCCATTGGAAACGCTCAAGTTCCAGCAGTGGATAGACTCGCATGGCAAGTCCTCTATGGAATGATACGGGACAGGGCATTGCCCAGTTATTGATTGCTGGTATCACTTAGGTCAGCTATAATTTGCCCATGAGAACTAATAAGGACCAGTCCATCATTCTGATCGAAAACCCGCTGACCGGAAACGAGTCCTTCGCTTCGGCTATGGGCCTTTCGGAAACTCTTGGAATGGCAAAGTATGCCAGACCTACTAGCGCACGCTCCGCTATCTCGCGAGAAGCATGGGTCGCCGCAAAAAAGGTCGTTCTGGTCCGTGATCCTAGGGAACGCTTTGAAAGTGCGCTTACGCTGGCGTTTCTTCAAGCAGGTTCCAGTTCGTTTACGCCCGAGTTCAATGCCGTTCTTGCGGAGAATATTGATAGCAAGCCTGTAGATAAGGCTGAAGCTGTTCTTCAGTTTCTGAGAGAGTCTAGCGAACTCGCGCCCGAGTTCTTTCTTCCTCAAAGCAAATGGCTCACGGCAAAGTTCGACTTGGTTTTGGCAACGAGAGACATCGCAGAATACTTCAATCGGGTCGTTGGAAAATGCTGTGTCCGAAAGAACAATCTCCGATCTAACCCGCAGTTCAAGGCGTTCCGTGGGCGTGGAGACTCGCCGCTAGTCAAAGTTGTATATGCAGAGGACTACGCCCTGTTTCAAAAGCTCAAGGTCTGGTCGCCCGATCCACTCGCTATTCGCCTCGTTGAGGGCTACTGCAAGAGTTGTATGCAGAACGACGTAAGGTTTTCGGGGCTAATCGGAGGCAATCAACTTTCCGATCAAGACGAAGCCAAGCAGCCCCCCCAAGACCAAGTAATTGAAGAAGTTCAAGATGACGGTGTTTTGCACGTTCGTGCAAAGAGAAAAAGGCAGAAGCCTTCCACCGTCCATGAGGAGCTTGAGGTGATTGACACAAGTAGTGCTGAGGAGTAAGCTGTTTAAAGCAAACCGCTCCACTGCCATGCCAAGCCTTCTTAGTCTTCTTGGATTTTCGAGGAAATCGAAAGTCAAACCCATCACTGCGGCGGAAGCGGCGATGATTTCGCGCCTTCCCGATGAAAAGGCTCGCGAGTTCATCGAATACCGTATCGGCGTCCCTATCCACAAATTCACGGATTACTCCAGTTACATAAACGCTGGGGCCAAAAAAGTATGGGCGGCGATGCGAGCCGTTCGCCTTATTTCCGCTACAGCGATCTCGGCTAACTTCAAAATCGTGGACATGGGGTCAGCCGATGATTCACGCAAGATTGAGGCTAATCCTCGTGACCCTGATACCGTTGCGTTCGCGAAGGGCAAGTTCCTTACTACCCCCAACCCCTATGACACATGGGAAGAGCTAATTGACATGACCGTGGCTCATTTGGAGTTCACGGGTAACGCCTATTGGCTAAAGGATGAAACTGATCTTGTGGGCAGACCTTCTGCCCTGTTCCCACTTCTTCCGCAAAACATGAAGTGGATTCCGTCACTTGACGAAAAGATTTCAGCTTTCATCTATACCGTGAACGGTAAGGAGATTCGATTTGCGCCAGAGCAGATTATCCACTTCCGCTACACGAACCCTTCTGACCTGATTGCTGGTCTGGGTAGTATGGAGTCTGGCGAAGACCTCTATAGGGACGCAATGGCTCAAACGGAAATCCGCTTGAAGTTCAAGGAGAACGGTGCGCAGCCTTCTGGGGTTATGACCTTGGACGACGGATCAGTGTCTGATGAGGTCGAGTGGGAAAAACTCCGCAGAAAGTTCCATGCCGAATATGCTGGCAAAAAGAACTCAGGAAAAGTCGCGTTCCTCAACGGCAAGTGGTCCTATCACAAGCTAGGTCTCACGATGTCTGAAATGCAGTCCTTGGAGGAATCCAAGTGGACGATGGAGCAGATTTTCCTCAACCACGGCGTGCCTCTTTCCATTGCTGGCGTGCAGGGTGCGGCGAACTACGCAACGGCCAAACAGGACGAGATCAACTTCCGTCGCTACAAGATCGTTCCACTGATCGACATCATCGTTGGTAAGATTAATGCGGACGGGTTTATTCAGAAGGTCAATCCTGCCTTCAAGCTCGTCTACGAACTCTATGGGGTCATTGACACAGAGCAGATCACCAAGGCTCACCTTCCGCTTCTGCGTGAAGGCGTTATTACACGCAATGAGTTTCGCGAGTTGATTGGATTCCGTCGAGTCGAGAATCCACACATGGATCAGATCATGGTCATGGTGAACACCATCCCAATCGAGCTTGCAGGTTTGGCAAACCTCTCCAACGCAGACATGATTCGGGCCTACGGTGAAACCGTTGGCGGGGACGTTGAAGACATCACTGGGCAGATCGAAGATAACGATCAGTCCGATGACACGACTCAGAGAAGTCTGGAGCTTCGACAAAGCCCTCCGCAGGTCGTTAAGTCGTATCCTGCCAAGCCGAAGAAGCGTAAGCGTTAAGTATGATCACGCCGGGAAGCCTCGCATCGTCTAAGTTGGTCAGGGCAGGGGCAGACGCGGACGCCGTGGCTTTTGCCGTAGTCCGACGCTATGAGCAAGGAGGAAAGTCCTTGCGAGTCGAAGAGGCAAATGAATCCCTACGCTTACTTCAGTTGATCTATAGGGAAGAGGCGATAAAGGGGGTAGCCTCACCTGTCGAGCGCATTCTAGAGGGCTATGTTCTGGCAGTCTGCGAAGCCGTAGAGCGCACATACCGCTCAGTCTACGGGCAACGGTCAATGAGCAAAGCACCCGAAGGTCACCATCTTCCGCCAGAAGTGACTCGCGCCCTGTGGGAAAACGGGCTGGAGTTGAATGATCGTGGTCCTAGGCTGGAGAACATTCTCCACCTTCAGTCTATGCACAACGAAGTCAGCGAGCGTGCTTTTCGTGCTGCGGCTCAAATCATGCAGACGGAAGTTCGCCCCTCCATCATATCGGAGGTCGCAGCTAGGTCATCTTCCCACACGCCTCTGCTGGCAGGGATTTGGGAAACCACCAAAAGCGCAGTGCGAACTGCTGTAGAGGCGGCGATCAAAGCCGGAAAGAACTTCAGAGATACCCTTGCACTCGTCCGTCAGAAAGCCCAACAAATCGCCAAAGGTCGAAGCGGTGTGATCTCCAGAACCGAGGCAGTTAGGGCAACTAACGTCGGAGTAGCTACTGCCGCAAGAAGGAGTCCGGTCGTTTCCCATATAAGTGTAGTCGGTTGCATGTTCGTGGAGTGGAAAGGACCGCACTTTTATCGTGGCTTGCCGACGTGTAATATCCAAAACGTCCCGGCGAGTGATGTGGATAGCTTAGAGTTCCATCCGAACCACACTGGCTTTTTTGCTGTAAGCGGGATTACTGACAGTAACGGACTGTCTCCGAGTCTTCAGTTGACGGCTGGAAGCTGAGGTTTGCACGCTCGTGCAATATCAGTTGCGGTAGTTTTCGCTAGTGGTAGAATTGTCATATGGCGAAGTTCATCAAGATCAAGCGTGCCGGGATTACTCAGACGACAAAATCCCAACCGTCTGTGGTCATTCCGTCGATTATCGGAAAGACAGTTCGCTACCGTGTCGGTTCTGGCGAAGACGCCGTGGACGTTATTGGCCTAGTCCGTGAATTGAATGGCGGCATCGCGACGGTCTCTCCCGCTATTCCGAATCCTGACGGCATCCTCTATGTCGCCAAGGATGCTGCGTTCATCGTCCCGGTGGACCAACTGGACCTGATCGACGTTCATTATCGAGCCGATAGAAACGTGAAGGCGTTCGAAACGCGTGATCCGCTTGAAACCACTAAGGCTGCGATGGAGGTCAAGAACGATGGACTCATCGTGGACTATCAGGATGTCACCTTTGAGGGCTACGGCTCCACGTTTAAGAACGTGACCCCGGCTGATCGAGACGGTGACTATATCATGCAGGGAGCCTTCGACCGCACGCTTCGTCAGTTTATGGAGAACCCTGTCATGCTTACGGACCACACGCGTTCCGTAAAAAATCTGATGGGCAAGTATGACAAGGTTTCGGTCAACAATCGAGGGCTGGCTTTGCGCGGTGTAGTCACCAACTCCCCCCACCCTGACGCAGTCCATGTCCGCTTTCAAATCATGGAGAAAGCCTTGAAGACCCTGAGTATCGGTGGGTTCTTCTACTACATGGATGACTACAAGGGCATCGAGGAGATCGAATTGCACGAAACTTCGCTGGTAGTGATTCCAGCAAATCCCGACGCAAGTTTCAATGTTCGTTCCATCACCGAGGATGTCGCGGCGAAGGCGTTCCAACGCTACAAGTCGCTAAACGGTGGCGAGCTTCGTCGCTGTGAAAAGAGTTTACTTGGAGAAAAGGCTCCGCCATCGCTGGTTGCCCCGTCCTTTATGGCGGCATCGGCGCGGCGTGGTCTCACCCTGCATGAAGAGGGCTACTCCGGTGACGGTTTGAAACCAGCCACAGTTGCTGACGCAACTAGAATGGCTAACGGTGATGCACTGAGCGAAGACAAGTGGCGCAGAATCGGCCCTTGGATCGCGAGGCACATCGGAGACCTTGACGCAGTTGACGGGGAAGAAATCACTCCCGGTCTAGTCGCCATGCTCCTCTGGGGAGGTGGTTCTTCTAAAGAGACAGCTATGCGTGCTCAGTCATACGCTGAACGCTTAGTGGAACGACTAGACACCCCTGATACCTAAAAAGCCATGACCTTAGACGACCGAATCGCAGATAGTATCCGACGAAATCCCGACAGGAAAAACTGGGAGATCGCTAAGAACTTCAAGGGAGTTTCAACTGTCGATGTCGAACGTGTTAGGGTCGCGATGGGCAAGGGTGCTCCGTCCACTTCAAAAACGGCTAGTCGCAAAGATAGTGTAGAGGAAGCGGCTGAGTCACCCTCCTTCAAGATCGCTGGAATCTCACTCAGTAATCGCTCAGTTCTTTCCAGACGACCAGCGGAGTCTGCCGCGAAGTATCTTCGTAAGCTGGCAAACGGAAAAGCCTACGCAACCTCCGATTTGGCGAAGGCTTGGGGGATGAGCGAGGAAACGATTCGCAAGCACGCCAGAGATTTGGGCTGTCTTTAATTCGTTGTGGTAGAAGCCGACGATTGGAAGCCTATGGTGATGAACCCCGAAACTGCTAAACAGTTCCACATATGAAAGAAGTCGATCTCTCCGCACGCCGTGTTTCTTCTGACGAGTCAATGGCAGAGGTGCTTCGCGCCCGAGCCGAGTTGGCGAAAGCCAAGAAGGAACTCTCCGCCCTTCGAAAAGATCGTGATGAGTTGCTCATGCAATACTCCGATCTTGTCGAAGCCAAGACCCCCGATCCGGTAAAGCCAACGAAGGCTAGTAAGAAAAGTGGTGACAACGGAACTATTCGCGTGATCTGCGGAGACTTGCACGGATCGCGAATGGATAGAGCAGCAGTTGAGGCGTTCCTTGACGATCTCTCTAGGTGGAAGCCGCAGGAAATCGTTCTTCTTGGAGATATGGTAGATTGCGGCGGGTTTGCTGCCCAGCACCATGTTCTTGGATACGTCGCCGAGACTGAGTATAGCTTCCAAGACGACATTGCGGCGGGTAACTGGTTTCTTGACCAGATCCAAGCAATCGCCCCTGACGCTCAGATCCATTATTTGGAGGGCAACCATGAGGACAGGGTCGAGCGGTGGATCGTTGACCAAGTGCGTTCGAATACGAGGGACGGTGAGTTCCTCAGAACTATCCTCTCGCCAGATGCGCTTCTGAATCTGTCTAGGCGCGGAATCTCCTTCTATAGGAGATCAGAGGTGCATATCCCCGGTTTCCCTCCCGGCTGGGTGAAGATGGGCAACATCTACTTCGTTCACGAGTTGGGTAAATCCAAGAATGCCGCAGCCGATTCCGTTTCGAGAACTGCTGGTAATGTGGTGTTTGGGCATACCCATCGCGAGGATTCGGCCACGCGAGTCCTGCCTAACGTGGGATTAGTGAAGGGGTGGAATCCCGGCTGTCTATGTCAGCGGCAGAAACTCTATATGCACTCCAACCCGTCCGACTGGTCACATGGCTATGCCGTCCAGATCGTTGACGAGTCAGGTGAGTTCCTGCACTTGAATATTCCCATCTGGCAAGGTCGCTCCTTGGCAGGAAATCTTCACGGAATGCTTCTCAAGTAGAAGTGATTAGAAACACTTGACGATCTCTAGTTTTCCACATACTTTTTGAAACATCTTTTCTCCTAAAGTGTCGTGCCGAATATCGGCTCGGTCGATCAGCAGAAAGCCCAACCAATACCAAAGACAATACCATGAAACTGACCCTCAAGGAAAAACTCCGGTTGGCACATCTGAAGTCGATCAGTGCCGACAAAATCACGGACACCGAAAAGTCCGAAATGGTCGCCCTCGAAACGAAGGCGAACAACGCAAACGAGAATGTCGATGAGATCGTCAAGGCTTACGCCCCCGATCCCGAAGAAACCGCCAACGACGGTGCGCTCACTCCCGAAGAACTTAGCGACATCGTCGTGAAGGCTGTCAAGGACGCCACCTCCGAAAGCGGCATTGATTCCAACAAGCTCGTGGAAGAAATCACTGGCGCGATCAAGGCTCAGAAGACCGTCACGGTCGATGAGATCGAAGCTGTCATCACCAAGCACCTTGGTGGCAACGGAATCGACAAGGAAGCTCTCGTCAAAACCATCCGCGATACCATCTCCGCCCAGCGCACCGAAGGTTCGATCACCGAGAAGCAGTTTGAGAAACTCCTCGACAAGTTCGCGGCGTCCGTCAAGGCTCCCCGCGCCAACCAGTTCCCCGAAAGCGGAAAGGGTTCGCGCCCTGTCGAGCATCGCTCCGGTAACCTCTCGGTTGCTGAGAAGCAGTTGCTCAACATCTGCTTGATGAACGTCAGCGCGGACGCCAAGGCTTCGACCATCAAATCCGGTGGTTCGATCCCCACTGGCATCAACGATGGCATCACCGCCGAACAACTCAGCAACGCTCAGACTCGTGGTTCCGCTCGCCTCAAGAGCCTCCGCGATTCCGTCGTGCTGGGTGGCAAGACGCTCACCACGGGTGGCTCGGGCGAAGGTGCGGAGTTGGTCTTCACGGATCTCTCTTCGCTCCTCCAAGAGCGCATGTATCTCAATTCCGACCTCGCCATGGAAATGATGGCTTCGGAAATTCAGATGCCGACCGATCCGTTCAAGTTCCCGATGACCACCACCCGCCCTGTCTTCAAGGTTGGTGCTGAGAATCCCGGTAGCAACCCCGGCGCGAGCAATCCCGGCACGGCGAACATCACCCTTGACGCCAAGAAGCTGATCGGTATGTCCGATTATAGCTACGAAGCCGACGAGGACTCCATCGTTGCCGTTCTTCCGATGCTCACTGACGGTCTGTCCGCTGGTGCTGCTGAAGCCTTCGAAAGCGCCCTCATCGAGGGTGATACGACTGCTACTCACCAGCACTCGGATTACCACGCCGTGACCAACCACCACGCGAAACTCTTCAAGGGTTTCCGCAAGTATGCGCTTGCTGGGTCCATCAAAAAGGATCTCAGCACGGGCAACATCAACGCCTCCAACATCAAGGCGATGCGGAAGCTGATGCAGAAATACGGTGTGCGTCCCCGCGACCTCATCCTCATCGCTGGTCCCCAAGCCTACAACGATCTCGTTGGTCTTGACGAAACCCTCACCTTCGAAAAAGTGGGTTCGGCTGCTGCCGCTCGCATTCTCACTGGTGAAGCCGCCTCGATCTTCGGCATCCGCATCGTGGTTTCCGCGCAACTTCGCGAAGACCTCAACGCCTCCGGTGTCTATGACGGCTCGACCACGACCAAGGGTTCGCTTCTGCTCGTTCACCGCCCCTCGTGGATGGTTGGCGTTCGTCGCGGATTCACCCTTGAGGTGGACGTTGACAAGATGCAGCAGGTCAACTACGTCATCGCCAGCTTCCGCCGTGCGTTCACGCCGATGGAAACGCCCAGCACCTCGCTTCCGCTTGTGTGCCTCGGCTACAACAACACGGCTGCGTGAGGCTTGTAGCTTACATTTCTCGTCAGTAGGCGTTTGCCGACCTTGCTGATGCGGATAGCAGAACCACCGCTCCGAAAGGGGTGGTGGTTTCTTCTTTTGCAGTTGTGTGCCGCTATACAACCCTTATACTTCTTTCATGGCAAACACTACTCGACCTATTGAGGTCATTCTCTGCAATCAACACTACCCTAGATCGACTGAACTGAGGGTAAGGGGCATGTCATTGTGGGAAGAAGGTATTAGGGCTTTCGGAGACAAGCCCGTGACACTGTCGTCCGACAAGGATCAATATGGAGACGTATGTATTACTTGGGGTCCAAGAATGCCCGAACTAGCTCACCTTCACGCCGTGCATCATCTAGTCATGGAGTGCGGTTTTCTTGGAGACCGACTCAACAATTTCTTTGTGGGGTTCTCGGGGCTAAACGGAATGGGGAAACCTGCTGCGTCTGTGGTGGAAAACGCGGGGCAGGAATGGTATTCGGATCTGAAGCCGTTACCCAGAAGGGCGGAACACAAGAACGTGGTCATTCTCGGTCAGGTCGCGAAGGACGCTAATCTCCTGCCCTTACATTCAGATGATAATGATCGTCCTCGCGTCTATAAGGATTACCTTCAACGTCTAGCGCATTTTCTGGAGAGGAGAGGTTGTGCAGTCGGGTTTCGCGGACATCCGCAGGACGCAGTTTGGACTAACATGGTCGCCCCAGATGTTTTCAAGTTTGATGACGCTGGTTGGGATAAAGAGAAGGTTTTTGAATGGGCGGATCTAGCCGTAGCGTTCTCCTCAAACTCACTGGTAGAAGCCTTCATGGCTGGGATAGAC